AAAAGTAGAGAATGAATTTATAAAGACTGTGCAAGAGCATGGTTATTCAGTTGGTATAGCAAATGACCAAGAGAATATGTTTAGACATATAGATTTCTATCTAACAAAAGATAATAAGACAGTTAGTGTAGATGTAAAAGCTAGAAGAACTGGAAATAAAAATAAGTTTTTTGATGACGCATGGATTGTTGTTGAGTTTAAAAATACAATGGGTAATAAAGGGTGGCTTTATGGTGACTGTAATTACTTTGTATTTGAACGAGAGCATGACTACGTATGGTGCTATGCAAAAGAGTTAGTAGAATTAACTGACAAAGTTGTTGATAAAGATACCAGAGTAGGTAGTTATAGAGATGCTGAATACAAAACATGGGGTAGAATACATCAAGGAAAACAAGACCTTATCTCAAGAATCGAGATGAGTTTAGTACTTAAATTAAATAAAACATTTATTATGAAAAAATCTCTTGACATTATTTCAGAGGTGTGTCATAATTCATTTATTAATAACAACGAAAGGAAAATACACATGAGTGTACTAAAAGGAAACGCATACTGGGCTAGTATAGTTAGTCCAAATACTACATTTGATTCAGATGGAGTATGGTCTATTGATGTAGCTAATCTTGATGAGAAGAATATCAACATAGCTAAAGCTGATGGACTAGACGTAAAGAATAAAGGTGATGATAGAGGTAGCTTTGTTACTGTTAAAAGAAAAGTGAGACGTAAAGATGGTAACATGAATAAACAACCTGAAGTTGTTGATGCTGCTAAAAGAAACATTGCTAACACTATGATTGGTAATGGTTCAGAAGTCAATGTACTTTATAGTACATATGAGTGGGAGTTCAAAGGTCGTTCTGGAGTCTCTGCTGATTTACGTGCTGTGCAGGTAACTAATTTAATACCTTATAACGTAGATGCTGATGCAGATGAAGCTTTTGAAGTAGTTCCTGATGGATTTGTAACTGAAAATTCAGATGAAGAACTAAACTTCGCTTCTTAACCAACCATGAAAGGATGGAGAGGTACTACTGAACGAGTATCTCTCCATTATTTATTATGAAATCTATTGATACTTTAGTAAAAGATATATATGATTTGTTTGATCCTCTTGTAGAGGTAGATT